AAAACTTGTGTATCTTTACATAATTTACATCAGGCATATATATCAAAGATTGTATATATTGCTCCCTACATAAGCTGAGTTCCTTCCCACATTCTTTATTTTTATATAAACTGAGTAATTTATCTTTTTCTATTTTACCCTTCTGCTCCTTCCTTTTCTCCCGACATATATCATCTTTCTTTTTCATTCTCTCCAGATTTTCCGAATAATATTTATTAATCACTTTGTAAGTCCTTTTAAACATATTATCGTTTTGTGTATTATCTGTTTGTATCAAAAACTCATTATTACTATTATTTATCAAATAATCCGTGGCAACCTCTATGATATATGACATAACTCCGCGGTCTTCTTTTTTATTAAGAGGCGAACCGCAGTTATCCCAATAACTCAAGAAATTACCATTTAAATAATCAACATCTATGAATATCGTATCATTCAATATCTTATCTTGTAAGTTTATTATACAATACGCCAGGGCATTTAAAAACATATCATTAAACTCCTCGCACCAATTTTTATTATTAGATTCTATAACATTCCCTACATTATCATCAATATCCGAAAAAGGTTTATCTCTATTATTTATTAATGCCAATATAGATTTGGGCGATAATTTATCCAAATAATTAAGCATCTCTTCGCTTATTTCCAAGTCATTATCTTGAAACGCCTTAATATACATATCGCGTCTCTTTGATATACTGCGATTATACTTGAACAGCTCGCTACATAATGCATCATAATCAAATTCAATATTAGCCGATTTACCAATATTATTCAGGATATTCAACATATTCTCCAAACTATCTACAAATCCCAGCTCATTCTTATAAATAATATTTGTTATATATTTCTCTATATCATAACGACTTAACTCATTATATCCAGTTATATATCCAATATCTTCGGCGTCGGCGTCGCCAGCTCCATTACCCACATCATATGTAGCTTCCTGAGTCTCAAACTCTATCATAGGTATTCCCTCATTCTTATCGTTATAGTGGCTATCTTTTATTTCTTTGTGTTCTCGGTATGATATTAAATATTGCTTACCGTCCTTATCATAGTCAAATATGTGATTTCGCGAATATTCATTCTCTTTTCTGGCGATTTCGTACTTCTTTACAATAATCTCCTTCTTTTCGTGCGTCTTCAAGATGTCATCAATAGATTGTATAGCCTCCAAGATATTGCTATTTTTCAAAGAATGCGTTATAATATCTAATATCTCTAAGATAACTGCGTTATCATCTGAGTTTCCAATACCCATAGTTCTTATAGTGTCAACTATATCATATGTCTTCAAATCCTTCAATGGCTTTATTTTGTCAGTCATTATATTATTCTCGCGATAGTCTTCCAAACTCATCTTATTTTTATCCAAAAAGTCTATTACTTTTTCTGTAATGTTCAATAGCTGGATGCTCGTATTCAATTTATCAAAGAATATTAACTTCTTATTTATAATATCCGGCTTCTTAATTTTAACAGGTCTTGATACATTCTTTCGCTCCTTATATTGTTCCATAACATCAGTGAGATAATCGCATAAAATGCCAAAATCCTCCTTATTAATAAAATCCAAGGATTTACCAAACTTATTCAAGACATTCTCTATGTTATAATAATCAAGCTCAAAGCTATCTTTGAGATACTCTATGATATTGCTGATATCCGGTCTGACGCCCTTTATTAACTCGCTGACATTTTCGCAATTTTCCGAAGATACATAATTGATATTCATATTCATATTTTTCGTCGTCGTTAAATGCGATGTTATCTTAGTGTATAGGTAATCATTTATAACAGTCTTTGGTATTTTGTAATAAGCAGATATTATAGGAATATTCACATCATCTGCCGGGAACACAGGGTAATATATGGGAAATCCCTTGTCTCGTGGTTCTATTGTGATATTTATCTTGGCTTCAGGCTTAAATCGCAGTTTCTCAGAATCTTTATTGTATTTAATGCAAAAAAAATATTTTTCTTTTGCTATATCGTGATTTATAACAGTCTTCTTTTTCAAATTATTAAAATTGGCAACTTCGGTCTTATCCGCCATATCCGCACTATAATCATTCTTTTCGGCTTCGGCATCAAACACATAATTATCATAATTTTTCAATTTCCCGCGATTACCATCTATATCATTTATTATATCGTAAAAAAGATTTGTTATATTATTGGCCTTCTTCTTATTCGCAAACAATTCAAATAAACTGTTCTTTATTTCCTCGCGAGACAACGCTATAAATGAAGGATTGTCTTTAATGATATCATCTAAACTCATTATTTCAAGATATTCTATGTCATCCAATTCTTCTTCCTCAAAAATATACTCGTTGTCATTGATATTAATTGACATATTATTTTTCCCTTTCTTTTAATATATAATAATATAAATTATGATACATTATTATCAATTGCGAATTTATTCCATTTTGTCTTAATATCAACTAAATAACTGACAATCTCCTTGCATACTTTATCCATTAATGCGATAAACATATATTTGTCAGTAATATTATCAAGAGTTATCCTTATAATCATAGTAGATTTGAGAGGATGCGGACAAATATAGCCTATGAACTTGCAAGTCATATTATTGACAGTTTTCTTGTTCCTCACATAATTGTCGTGTACATACGATTGTATAATGTTTCCCAACGTATCGTCTTCATTATCAATGATAAACTCGTATGTCTCGGCAATATCTTGGAATTGCTGTATTTTTACAATTTCCGTCGTATTAATATTAACCAATTCGGTCATTAGATTATTCAACTTGGCTATAACAATATCCAGAGATTTCGGGATTAAATATCGGGGACCCATATTAACATTAATATGCTCTATGTCAAACTTGAACTTCGTAGGGTCGCCATATTCATTCATATAATATGCTCGTTCTTTATCAAGCAAGCTCTCATATTTCTTAGCTTCCTTAGGATCCTGGATATACGAAAAGTTTGTCAATGAAACCGGGTTAAAAGATGCATTATCTCGCCCAGTTCTTTTGACAATATTCGCCTTCAAATGTAGATGTTCGCCCGGTCTCAATCTCGTAATCAAGATATTATGTTTTGATACCTTGTTTGGCGGAAATAACTCTCTCAGTTTCTTCTCGGTAATTTCTACATCATTAAAGGTTGCCTTGAAATCCGAGGTTTGCACATTAATACTCTTATTCGTAGTATTATTAACATTCAATTCAATGACGAGCGAATTATCCTCATAATTCTCAATTTCGTCAGCCGTCATACATATAGGAATTAGCCCGACGCGATGTATAATAAACTCGTCGTGTAATGCTCCCGTATTAGTTATGACACTAACAGTAGGCTCCTCCTTCTCTAGTTTTTCTCCGATTGCTCCCAAGTTTGGAATATCCGTCATAATAATCCTTCGCATACCATTGACAATCGCCAAGTCAATATCATGAATATCAAAGCTGTGATTATTTGAAGGGTCGGCCGAATCAAACTTATAATTGTAAAACATTCTATTAATATATAGTTTATTATATTTTTATCTTATATAATCAATTTTTAAAAATAAAAAACATAAAACCAAAGAAAAACATAAACACATAATACTAAATTATATCTTTTTATATCTTTTTATTTTTTTCATATAATATGATGTATATTATTAGAATTATCATAAGTATCATAGGTATTATTGATAGTATAGTAACAATCCAGCTCCACACATAGCATTCTCCTTTTGTTAAACAAGTTATATTGTAAGCCGTCAATAATATGACAAACAGATATACAAAATACGCTATTAAATATAGTCCCGGGCCTTCCAAATACACATTCAGTGCAAGAGATATTATAGTCAGTATAATACTAACTGCAATATACACCCATCCCTGCGTTGAAAAATAGTCCGACATATATCCTTATCTATCTATTATTATTAAGATATATATTTTTTGATATCCTGATACACAGACATCTCCGGGACATCTATGAAATCAGGGTGTTCATAATTGCAAAACACATTGATGTCCTTGATTGCATTTCATTAATTGGATTGGTTGCAAAGAACTGAATAAGCGTCTTGATATTTTTGACATCGTTGCATTGGCATAGATAGTAATAAATATTTGAGCTCGTAATAAGCTTCTTGCTGAATGTTGTAATTTGTAGATTTCTCAGCTGCGCCAAGTGATACTGGATAATTGGCGCAAATTGCTTGTCCATCTCCTTATTCATCTTGTATCTCTTATAAGTTGGATTATATGTCGTAGTTGATTTATAATAGCTGTAGAGGCTATCCTTGATAGTTGAAATAATCGTATGTACAAGATATGTAGGGTCAATCTGTCTCTCGTTATTATCAAGCGGAATCTGGATATTAGGGTTATATGTCGCGATATAATCCTTAATAGTATAATTCTGCTTGTTTTTCATATAGACGCTAAGAATATTCATCCATACATTCGGGTGGCACGGGTCAGTCTCTTCGCGATAGTTAATATACATTGAGGATATCTTGTATAGTCGCGAAAAGTTCTCTCCATCTACCTTTTTCTTAATAATCAATCCATAGCTTTTATTCTCGTTGATATATGTATTGGCCTGATTGATATCTGCGAAATAAGCCGGATATTTTACACCCATATTAAAAAGCTCTTGGATAGCCGATTGATTAATATCATATTCTTCAAGCGTAATTCTGTTTTTCGTATTGATATGTACGAGCTCCTTATAATTATCGCCTAGCATATCAGTATAATCAATTATATGCTTGTTATCATAGTGAATCAAGACAAACTCATAAGCGTGTTCGGGATTCAAATTAGATGCAAACATAGCCCGCAGAGTCTCTCCGACATCATCTGGCGGAATGTGCGAAAGCATTTCAGCAGTTTCCGGAGATTTACTATAAAATCCATATAGTACCTCGTCAAACATCTTACCGTGCGATTTCGTAGGATGCGAGAACTTTGAACTATTCGCGTCAGGACAACTGGATGTCCCGAAATACCACTTATTCTTATAATTATAAACAGTAATAATAGTTCCATCATAAGCCTCATAACATCTATCGGTATTGCTGTAATTCGCAGAAATATATTCCTCATAACTAATTCTTCGTGGAATAGAATTGGCATATGTAACGACAACATTATTATTATATGAGAGAGAGAAGTCCAATACAATACTCCGACATTGCTCATAAAGTTCTTTATATTCGCAAATATCACTCATCTTGTAATTATTATGAAGGAGAACAATATCCTCGTTATCTTTGAACTTCTTAACCTTGATATTCGGCCAGAAATGATATTTTTTCAGCGTATTAATAAGAGTATTTGCATAAGTAGTATTGCCGTCGTAATTACTGTAAGTTTTTTCAATTAATTGAGTAAGATTATTAGGGGGGACATTGGACGAAGGCATATCACTGCTCATAATAATACTTTGTTAAAAAATATATATATTTAATTGCTTATATCAATTTTTATAAAAATATGATGAAAAATTGACAGCTACACAAAAAATAAAGAGTAAGAGTAAAAATATCACTATGTCAGTTATTTGCCAAGAAGAATCAGAATCTGATAATAAAGATATTGTAAAATCAGGGAGATTCTGTGCTATCTAATCTGTCCAATAGATATTCGGCGATTGAATATACAAGGTCAAATGATATTCTTTTTCTTGCTATATCCTTGCTTTCTCTGTAATTTGTTAGGAAAAGCGAATTATACTTTTCTCTATGTTCCCGCAAGTATTTATTGAAGCTAACGATTAATTTTTTCTGCTTCTCTTCATCTATTGCCGGCTCTATTATTAGCGTCGCATAAGTCCGCGCCGATTGATTAGGTGTATTATCTATATATATATCTTTATTTTCTACATATGATAATCCTATCTGTGATGTAATATTATCATCTATACATTTAACAACGATATTTGTATTATATTTGTCAATATTCTTATTAGTAAGTCGCGTAATTGTATAAATACTATTTAGAGGCAATTTATATATTTCGCCACCAATCATATAGTTATTTTTAGAGTTTAGCTCGGTAATTATATTAGCCTTTGAAGGATATATAGTTATATCTATCATATTATCGCAATAACATTGTTTTAGTTCAAATTGAAATGAGCAGATTGTATAAGATGTATCAGAAAACACTTGTTCTTCAAAGATATTCAATATAATAATCTTGTATTTTTCTAAAAATAACTTGCGCAACTCTATATCCGCCTGACGAATAGAAGACCAGAAATTTAAAGGGATTATAATAATCCCGCCCGAGCAAGTATTGCTTATAATATTCTTGATAAAACACTTGTACAAATCGTTGACATTATATTTATCAAATAACTTTTTATCAGCACTTTTATTTCTCGCGAGATAAGGCGGATTTGTTATAACATATTTATTATTATAATCTGGTGGCTCATTTATCGTATCTCTCTTTATAATATAATCCTTCTTAGGCTCTATATCATAACACTCTATGTTATATTTAATATTTTTGAGATTTCCGGCATTTTCTATAAAAGCTATAAGGTCGCCATTACCCGCAAAAGGCTCAATGATATCAAAGATATTATCGGGTATTGTAATATTTTGTAGAATATATTCATTATTTGTCGTGTAGAATTGTCCTAGCGCCTTCTTAGATTTATTAGACATCTTCTCTTGAATATCTTATTACTTTATAATATTATCATTTTTTATCTTTTTGTTTTTGCGATAGCCCCCATCTGGCAATAGCCCTAACAATAATAGCAGTACATATATATTGCTGTCATTATTAGAAATACCGTATATATTCTATATAATGTCCTGTCATCTATATAATTATTTGTACCAATATAAGCCCCTGCAACTCCACCAAGGATACTTCCGGCGGCTACTATAATAGCTGCATTAAAATCCAAAAATCCGTGCTGATAATATAGATATAATCCTGGTAATGCATTAGGTATCGTATTTAAGAAAAGAGATATCGCTACAGCTTGCTGAAACGAAAAATCATAATAAACTAATAAAGGCAATAGCAAAATGCCACCACCAATACCAATCAACCCAATAATAACTCCAATTATTACTGAGCCAATAAACAACTCTATAAGCATCTATATTATTATTTAGATATTTATAATAACACCCGCGATTACAAAAAACAAAACCAATAAATAAAATATAAAAATATATATCCTAATCTACCCTACCCTATCTTACACCATCTTATAATTTATATTTTACTCAGAATCCTTATCCTTCTTCTTCTTGTCAGTCTTAGCCTCCTTCTTGGCCTTCTTGGCCTTCTTAGGCTTCTCATCTTCTTCAACTACCGCCTCTTCCACGACAGGCTCCTCCACCTCCTCAGTCTCCTCAGTCTCCTCAGTCTCATCTGCTTCCTGAGCTTCAACAGTCTCTTCTTCCTCATCAGCATCAACAGCATCAGCGAGAGTGGCCTTGTAAGCCTTCCACTCTTCGGCGAGCTTAGAGAACCTTTCGGTATTTGAAAGCTCAGGAAACTCTTCGCGAATCCTTTGCTGATTGTCCCTGATATACTGCTGATACTTTGTAAGAGGCTTCTTAGGCTTCTCATTACCATCCTCATCAAGATTGCTCCTCTTCTTCTTCTTGGTATCCTTCTTCTTTTCGGCAATCTCAATCTTGTTATTCTTCTTCTTCTCCTTGAAATCCTTCTTGAACTGAGCGAAATGCTCATCCAAACCCTTAGAGGTGTTAATCTCATCGGGAATATTCTTCATATACTCCTTGAAGGCCATCCCGATAGTCTGGACAGCAGCAGCGGACATTCTTCTGAAAGAGTTTCTGGATAAAACTTGGAAAGGCTTTTGAAGTTTGATAGGCTGTTCTGTAGGTGGGCTTTAGCTTTTGGCTTAGGCTTGCTTTGACTGCGATAGTAATAATTTAAATACTTTTTGGTGTCAATTTTTATATTAATAATCTCAAATTATAACAAATTTATTCCTATAATCCTATAATATTGATTATTATTATTTTTATGAAGGCTATTGATAGGCTTGGTGTATTTTCTCATTACCAGTATGATATCATAGAAAGACGCAAGATATTTTATAAAATTGAAAATTAAAATGAAAAAATATTAATATTCTTGTGTCTCAAGGATTGCTAGGGTAATCTAAGTATTTTTAGAAGGTTTAATAGATAAAAATATTATATTCGTTAAAATATATAAAAATAAGAAATATCTATAATATAGAAACTTTCAGATTGTATTTGTAGCCTATTGTATATCTATTATGGAAGAAGCAAGAAAAATTAATGAATTTATTGATTATGTTTTAGAAACCCCTATTGTATTCGCCTGCTATTTTTCGCCATCCGGTTTTTTATAGTACTTATCAAACCATACTTGGCCTACTACTTTTGACGCCTGTTCTGATGTTAATTGGTTATTTACAATTTTCTCTCGCATCTCTAAAAAATATTCAAGGCTACTATATTCAAATCCCTCCTCTTTCGTAACCATAGCATATAACATAGGATATCTCTCTTCAAAAAACAAGATACCCTCAATTGATTTTTTCATTTCATTCAATAGCTCCGCGTGGGATGAATGTTTTGCCTTGTTCTCTGTCATATACAATACAATATCTTGAACCATCGCTTTTATATCAGCAGTTTCCATACCATCTTTAACAAAATCAGCAACCTTTCTCCTTTTTCTTTCAGTACTTTCAGTACTCATACTATTTTAAATTAATTATCAATTTTATCTTTATATAATAATATCTATTTTATATATAGAATAATGAAAAAAGAATTAGAATATGCTGAATTAGATTATAACCATAATGTTCCCGTCCCTCCTCAGCCAAAAAATGCCGGATTATATACTGGCGATGTCTTATTTGACAAAAAACCCTGGGGTAATAGTTATAAAATGCCTCCTCCTGAACCTGACGCCGTCGTGTATGCCTCGCATTTTTATGCAAGCCATCACATACCCTCGTATAATAGACCTGGAAATAATCACATAAATACAGATAAATATAAAAAATATACATCAGCCAACTGTAATGATAATTACAATTTCAGCTGTCATACAACAGATATAATATAGAAGCTCGCGAAGCTCGCGAAGCTCGCGAAGCTTACGAAGCGATATCTTGAGCTACAAGATTGGTTGGTTGGATTTTCTTAATAGTATCTTTGTGTTTAATCAAGAAAGTACAGATATACTTATATACCTCATCTACTTGTTCGAAAGATACGCCGCCTGTAATTAAGATGCTCCCACTCTCAAACAAAGCCCCGGTAACCTTTTTACAATCACCGACTTTTTCTCCCTTTCCTTTTCCATAGCATTTCTTAGGGCAATAACAAATACCATTCTTTTTTTCATTGCATTTATTCCAGAAATATTCTAGCTTAACCCCTTGATATATTCCAGGCTGAAACGAACACTTATTATTATATAGTTCGCTGATAAATATATTATGTATCTCGCGTCTCTTTAAACCGAATTGAACCATCATAGAATCGTCGCAATATACCTTGAAATCCGTGTTAATCATCCGAATCTTGAAGTTCTGATATTTCAATTTCAATTCATAATTATCATCGCTGTTATTTATAATGTCCTTACTAATATCATCATAGATATTCCTGATATTCGCAATAATATGATTGACAATAACGACAGTATCCTCAACGACCTTTATTCCAGTTATTTGAATATTGCCATTCTTAAATATTTTTACATTTGGCATATATTTATCGTTCTTATATATAATTGTAACCTGGTTATCAAACCTATTTTTCTTCATCTTATTTTTTTTACTATTCCTCCTCTTCTTGGGATATGTCCCGCGATTTAAATCATCGCCATCCTTCATATATTGTGCCCATACAATCCCGTCTGTATCATCCTTATCTATTATTACAATATTTTCAAACAGCATCTTCAAGTTTAAATTAATATCCTCGCCAATATTCGCATTACAAGTTATAGTAGAAACTCTATAATGCGAAAAGTTTATATCTTCAGCTTTCACAATAGCTCGCGTATCTGTCGCATCCGACTCGGTAGAAACGCCGCAATTATTATCAAGACTAGTCATTCTTAATAGCAATAGTAATTTGGGTAATTCACAATATTTATTGTATCAATGTTCTTATATCATTTTTTGTTTTTTTTTGCCTCAATTTTATTATTCATATTATCTGTAATGTTTTTGAGATAGGATGTATTTACAATTTCGTAATTGTATGTAGTGGCTATCATAGGTGGCAAATTTAATAGGTGCGTTTTTTCATTTGAATGATGACCTTTGCGAAATTCCTCAATATTCATAGGACCATTAAAGATATCCAGCAAAAATCTTGAAGGTGCTGGGCGTATCGGGCGAGTGCATCCAAAATGTTTGCTCAACATCTGTATCAAGCTATTTATCTCCCATACTTTGTCGCTCCCACAATGTGAAGAGAAGTTATATGCATTCGCACATTCTAACGAACAAAAGTTCCCGAACAATATATAAGTATTTGTAGTAATATTATATTTATAAGGCATCCCATATATCCTGTCTTTAATAGAGTGGCAACACCAATAGCAATTATTTGAAGATTTAATAATATTATCATTATAATCTATATTAGTATCTCTATCTCTATCATTATCATCCTTAATCAAATTATCCTGAATCGTATTATAAAAGTTAGTCTCATTTATATAACAACAGTTCGGCTCATATGGCGTCGGGGCTTCGTGTAATTCATCAGTAATACTTATTTTATTTATATCATTATCAGATATCGGCAACTGCAATATAATATCCTCATTTTCCACAACTACAACGTCTTTTACAATAGTATTCATTAAGCCTTTCTTCTTATCTATTGTAGATTTAACATCGCTGTTTTTACTTTTTCTCGGCATTTAATTATAAACGCTTATATTATTTATATGTATTTACAGCTCTATTTGTTATTATCAAAGTAGTCTTTAAAATATACGAGGGTCTTTATTAACTCTTTATTAACATTATCAGAAGGTTTTTCGGTGTTTTTTGTAAATGTTATCCCGGTCGCTCCTGCCCCAGATGCTCCTCCGGTTCCCCCGGCTCCAGAGGCCTTGCTGCCGATTATACATTTTTCTTTTATTTCTCTTATCTCTCCATTGAGAGAGTTAATAGTATCTATTAAATATTTTATTATAAATACAAATACAATTATTATTATCAATACAAATAAATCCATAATACTTTAATTATATCAAAGAATATAAAAATAATTGATAGCCGATGGTCTCTTAGCTTAGCTGAACTTTAAGCCAGCACCACCATTAAGGACTGTGAGGACATTTATTTCCATAACATATATAGTAATTTCAAAATTGACCGGATAGACTCTATTTAATATATCAGTATATATTTTAGTGATATATGTATATTTGTCATCATCCTTAACCTCCGGATTTACATTCACAGATAATGAGGTAGTAATTTGCGTATTATCATAAGAACCTGAGCTTATCTGTTTTTCAGGAAATAAAGCGAATGAATAGCAATATATTCCCGTTCTCGGTATATTCGTATGATATTTATGAGGCTCTATGTGATTATAATAAGTAGCATCATAATCAGCGCGTGTTATTTCTCTGTTCCATAATATTGACGCCTTATCTAATATTCCAAGACCCTCGCTATATTCGTGAGACCCCGTGTAATTTGTATAATTATTGAAGTTTTTGACAGAATCGCTTCTTCGCGTAATCCATATAATCTCCTTAATGTGATGATTGGCATTTGTTATATCTATTAGCGTATGATTGGCATTCAATGCAATTGCCTGCGTTTTCTTAACAGTATTAATAATATAATTAATCTGGTTAGTATTCAATAACAAACTACTTCTTTCTGCACTATCTAAATATACATAGGTACATAATAGCTCATTATTAACATCAAAATTGACATCGCTTGGCTTGACGAATGTCGCAATAGATATAGGTACTGCCGGGAGGTGTGTAGTATTATACATTAGCGGACTCACATAGGTATTCAATATATTACTCCATATCTGATATAATCCCTCAAAAGCATTATCGTTAATATAAATATCTAATTCAACCTCGTTATTCTCTAATTTTAATAACGGAAGCGCAAGCGAGGGATTCTTGGTAAACCAGAAATTGAGCGGAACCTGTATTTTTCTCTTTTTAATACTCGGTGTTTGAGGAGTTTTTGCAAAACTTGATACAGGATAAGTAACATTATAAAGCCTGTTATTTAACACACGATATTTTGGAACAAAATTGAAAGGCGCCGTATATTCATCTATATTCCCTATCAACTTATTATATTCAATATTATCTTTACTCGTGAGCTCATTCCATATATTCATCCATTCGCCATATAGTGTCTCTATATTAACAACCCCTATTTTAAGACGCGCTTCCTTAATATAATTGAAACCCAAATTATTGACCCACCTGAACTTATATATATTATCCGAGTATATATCGGGGATTTTGAATGTCAAAAACAAACCCGATAATAAATCGGCATAACGCTTTATTTTAAAATTAATACGCAATTCAGAAGTGGATGGTTTAAAACCAATATTGCTATCGCCAGTAGAAGTAATAACAATAGTTTCCATAGAAAAATTAGTATGTTTTTTGAGAACATATTTATAATAATTAATATGCGGATTTAAGGTAATATATTCGCTCATATTACCCTTCAAAACTAATTGCATCAATCCGCCTCCCATTTTTATTTATACCCTTTATTATATTAAAGTTTTATTAATAGGCTTATATACTCTTATTTTTCAGGATACCTGCGGATACCCACGAATACCTACGGATACCCACGGATACCTGCGGATACCCACGAATACCTACGGATACCCACGAATACCTGCGGATACCCACGAATACCTACGGATACCTACGAATACCTACGGATACCTGCGGATACCCACGAATACCCACGAATACCTACGGATACCTGCGGATACCCACGAATACCTACGGATACCTACATCTCGGCGTATTTTCCTACAAATACCTTCATTTTATCGTATCTTCTGTCATCATTGTATTCCTCTAACTTTTTTTCTGATTCTCTCTTATCTATTATTATAATAGTGGGATATCCAGAGATTTCATATTTATCTATTCTATCCTTGCAATCCTTCATATTATACTTTTTAAAGTCTAATTTATTCCCATATTCACCGTTAAGCTTATCCCATACTCCGGATTTACTGAAATCCTCACAGTGCCCGCAACCGTCCATATAATAATACTCCATTCTATATTTTTTATCAGCCGATTCGCCCATAAAAGTCTCCATTATTTTATTTTTATTATATGCGAATAAAACGGCAATAGCCAATAATAAAAATAATATTATTGAAATCATAATAAATATATCGCTTCCGAAAAAACTCTTTTTTGCAGCCATATTAATATCCTACTTGTATAATCTTCTAAATTATTATTAGATAATAATATCATAATTATTAGATATTTCCTTGTATTCTCTCTTTATTCTCTCGGTTTCTCCTATGATATCATAGTCATTATCATTATCAAATTGTATTATAATTGAATTATAAAAATACGCCCCATATCTATGCATATCTGTCTCTGTATCCGTATCCGCATTTGCGCTAATCTTATTATCAATATACCCCTTGATAAACTTGATAAAATACCCCTTCTCTATTAAAAATATCCTTACATCCAGAGAATCATAATTTATCGCCGCGTCATAATCTTTTAACACATAGCAATCATAATTATTCTCTCTAAGTATATTGACATACTTGTCAAGACTATTATCATCGCACACAATTATAGTTCTATATACAAGATAGTTTGAATATAGCTCCTCTAATCTATTAATTATCTCGCGCGTCATTAATACTTTATTATTTATTATTGTTTTTGCCTTATGTATATTATCCATTTCAAAAAATAACTAAAAAATCTTGTTATATATTAGAATATGAATCGTGGAAGTCAAGAAGAATTGCGCTCTGATATTGAAGAGATGGATAAGAAAGTTAAAGACATTGAGAAGCGTATTAAAGAAAAGTAAAATTAATGGGAAAGTCGTGTTTATAACTTGAATTATACCCCGCCCGGAGTAGTAGGCCAGGATCGTACGATGTACCGGAACCAATAAAAAATGATCTATCCAAATTGTACACTGATATTAAAAATATGAAGAATGAAGCTGCCGCCATTTGTATGAGTATTACAGTAATGAAAAATGAGCTGGAAAGTGTTAAGAAAGCATCCTCGTCTGTGTCAAGAGCATCCTCGTCTGCGTCAAGAGCATCCTCGTCTGCGTCAAGAGCATCCTCGTCTTCAAAGACAGGTGGTTTACTTAAACGAAGAGGGAAAAAATCTAGATAATACAAAAAACGCGCAAGTGAACTTATAATATTATAATTATATATTTTGATGTGATAATTTATTTTTATTAGATACTGTGATATATCGAATATTATAATTATGTTATGTAATCAATATATAAGATTATTTATAATAACTAATTATAATGGACGAACAAATCATCAAGATTGGTATAGAACAGTTTAGAGATATATATAATTCCATAGATATACCGCACAATATTTTGGATAAAGCCGTAGATATTAAAAATACATATTCGTGTTTCAACTCTTATTATGACCCCAAAATGATATGGGCAAAAAAAATATATAATAATAAGGAGAAGTATAATAAACCTAAGGTTAAATCAAGATTTCACATCATAATACCCGACTTTACGAAGAAATCCGAGCTAAAAAGGTGTTTGATAGGTAATTTAAATAAACTAAGTATTAAAAACAGGGACAGTATCTACGAGAAAATTAAGGAAATTATCGCTGTAAATGATAATAATGATATCAAGGACGATATTTTTATGATTATATGGAATTATATTAAAACGAGCGGAGACGAACTGTATAGCAATATACTCGCTATATTTGACAAGGAATATGTATGTGAGATGCTTGATACGCTCTGGAATAATTACATAAACAATAAGGAATGGGATCCGCCAAGATATATATACGAAAACAATCTTATGGTATTGAACGACGAATACGATATGTATTGCGAATATACCAAATGGAAGCGTGGGATAAATAATATTAATAAGATATGGATTAAATATAAACGCGAAGAACTGCTAATAT